ATGGCCACTGCCATGAACGAAACGACCACCACTGCCGCATCGATCGATCTGCTGGCGAAGTTCGACTCCGTAATCCAGACCCGCGAGCAACTTCTCGCCGCTGGGGTGGAGGATCCGTTCAACCTCGTCATGGAGCAGGTGCTTTCGCCCACCCGTGCGATCTGCAACGGGCGCGATACCATCCTGCTTGGCACCTACAATTACATGGGCATGACCTTCGACGATGACGTCATTGCCGCGGGCAAGAAGGCGATGGAGGATTTCGGCGCCGGGACCACCGGCAGCCGCGTGCTCAACGGCACCTTCCGTGATCACCGCGATGTCGAAGCCGCACTGCGCGACTTCTACGCCAGGAAACACGCGATGGTGTTCTCGACCGGCTATCAGGCCAATCTCGGGATCATCTCGACGCTGGCGGGCAAGGGCGACTACATCATCCTCGACATCGACAGCCACGCCTCGATCTGGGATGGCTGCAAGATGGGTGACGCCGAGGTTGTGCCCTTCAAGCACAATGACATCGAGGCGCTGGAAAAGCGCCTGAAGCGTGTGCCCGAAGGCGCGGGCAAGCTGGTGGTACTCGAAGGCGTCTATTCGATGCTGGGCGACGTTGCCCCGCTCAAGGAAATGGTCGAGATTTCGAAGCGTTACGGCGCGATGGTGCTGGTTGACGAGGCGCATTCGATGGGCTTCATCGGCGAGCACGGCCGCGGCGTCGCCGAAGACCAGGGCGTGCTCGATCAGGTCGATTTCATCATCGGCACCTTCTCCAAGAGCGTCGGAACGGTGGGCGGCTTCTGCGTCTCGAACCATCCCAAGTTCGAAGTGCTGCGGTTGGTGTGCCGCCCCTATGTCTTCACCGCCGCCCTGCCGCCCAGCGTGATGGCGTCGAGCGCGGCTTCGATCCGCAAGCTGATGCAGGGTGGGAACAAGCGCGCGCACCTGTGGGAAAACAGCCGCACGCTCCATAAAGGGCTGCGCGATCTCGGCTTCCGGCTTGGTACAGAAACCCCGCAAAGCGCGATCATCGCCGTGATTATGCCCGATCTCGAAAAGGGCGCGATGATGTGGGAGGCGCTGCTGAAGGAGGGTCTCTACGTCAATCTCGCGCGTCCGCCGGCCACTCCGGCCGGGATGACCCTGCTGCGCTGCTCGCTGTGCGCGGAGCATTCGGCCGAGCAGGTGCAGACCATTCTCGGCATGTTCGAGCGCGCGGGCAAGGCGATCGGGATTATCTAGTTCGCAGGGGCGCCGCCCCTAGTTGATCGTGATGATTCCGTCGACGGCGCGCCATTCCTGTGGTCCGATCAGGTGCTTGTGCGCCACCCGGACCGAGTGCAGCACCGCATCGATCTCGCGCCGCCAGAAGGTCAGGAAACGGTCAAGCTCGGGGAAGCCCGGGGCGACGTCATATTGCTGCATCACGAATTGCTGCAACAGACTGCGGTGATCGGGCATGAAGTAATGGATCTCGACCGTGGACAGGCCATAGCCCTGCAACTGGGCAAGGAACGCGCGATCGCTCATCAACTCTCCTCCTGTAATCGTTGAAGAAAGCTGCGGCCAGACAATCGCACGAATCGGTCAGCAGTCAATGCCATGTTGCAATTTCATTGCGCAGATCGCCGCAATGGGTGAAAGCAGCCCCGATGGAAAATTAACCTATATGGTTATTTCGCTTGACATCGTGACGCTTATTGGTTAAAAGAAGGCATAGTCGGAAAATTGCGATTCGCCCGCAGGCGGCCTTCCCCCACCGGAAGTGCCGCCGATTTCGTTTGTGCTTCAGGAGTGCCCGCATGGCCAAGCCGCCCGGCAAGCGCATTGCCATCCGTCCCGATCTCAAGCTGGGCGAAAGCGGGCGCATCAACAAGAACTGGCGCAGGCTGTTTCTCGATAGCCTCGCCGAAAGCTCGAACGTGACGCTGTCGGCCGAAAGAGCCGGGGTCAGCACCAGCCGCGCCTATAAGGTCCGCCGCGAGGACGCCGAATTCGCCCGCGCATGGCAGATGGCGCTGGCAGAGGGCTATCTCCACCTCGAAATGGAAGTGCTGCGCCGGCTGCGCGACGGCGATTCCAAGACGACCGACGATGGCAGGTTCGACTTTGCCAACGCCATCCGCCTGCTTGCCGCACACCGCGACAATGCCGTGCGCGCAGCCGGCGAGGTGCGCGATGTCAGCCCTGCGGAGATTCGCGCTTCGATCGACCGCAAGATCGAGGACATCCGCCGCCGCATCGCCCGCCAGAAGGCCGCGGCCGAGGGCAAGGGCGCATGATCGGCCCCTACGACGACATGATCGCCGATGAAAGCGAGGATGGCGAAAGGCTCCGCTACGAACTCAGCGAGGCGCTGGACCGCGCGGAACGCAACAGCTTCGCATATCTGTGGGACTATCAGGCCCGGCCGGAGCAGCTCCCACCGCCCGGCGACTGGCGGATCTGGATGATCATGGCCGGGCGCGGCTTCGGCAAGACCCGTGCCGGAGCGGAATGGGTGCGGATGATCGCCGAAAGCCATCCCGAGGCGCGCATCGCGCTGGTTTCGTCCTCGCGGGCCGAAGCACGCGCTGTGATGGTCGAAGGCGAGAGCGGACTGCTGGCGATCTGCCCTCCCGGCCGCAAGCCCCTCTTCGAACCCTCGTTGCACCGGATCCGCTTTGCCAGCGGGGCGCAGGCGCAGCTGTTTTCCGCCGCCGAGCCAGAGAGCCTGCGCGGACCCCAGCACAGCCACGCCTGGTGCGACGAGATCGGCAAGTGGCCGCTGGCGCACGCGCGGGCAACCCGCTGCTGGGACAATCTTCTGCTCGGCCTGCGGCTCGGCAGCGATCCGCGCATCGCTGTCACCACCACGCCCCGCGCCGTACCGCTGGTCCAACGCCTTGTGCGGCAATCCGCCAGCGGCGAGGTGGTGATCACGCGCGGTTCGACGCTGGATAACGCCGCAAACCTCGCCGCACGCTTCATGGAGTCCATCGCCAGCGAATTCGCGGGCAGCCATCTTGCCCGGCAGGAGATCGACGGGGAATTGCTCGAGGATATCGAGGGCGCATTATGGACCCGCGGCCTGCTCGAACAGGTCCGCGAATCCCGCTGCAATGCCGATCATGCGCGGGTTGTCGTCGCGGTCGATCCGCCGGGCGGTACCGTCGGTGATGAATGCGGAATCGTCGTCGCGGCACTGGGCGAGGATGGGATCGCGCGGGTGCTGGCCGATTGCTCGATCGCGGGCGCGACGCCCGAGCTCTGGGCGCGCAACATCGCCGAGGCCGCACGGCAGTGGGGCGCGGATCGGGTGGTAGCCGAAGCCAACCAGGGGGGCGCGATGGTCGAAAGCGTGCTGCGCGCCGCCGATCATGCCCTGCCCCTGCGGCTGGTTCACGCCAGTCGCGGCAAGGTCGCCCGGGCAGAGCCGGTCGCGGCGCTCTACACAGCAGGCAAGGTGCGCCATGTCGGCCTGTTCGCCCATCTCGAAGACCAGCTGTGCGGCCTGCTCACCGGCGGCACCTATGCCGGCCCCGGCCGCAGCCCCGATCGGGCTGACGCACTGGTCTGGGCGCTCAGCGAACTGATGCTCGGCCGCAACGGCCGGCCGCGGCTGGTGCGCTTCGACTAGCGGACGCGAAGCGCCCGCCCAACAGAGGAATATCGATGGCCTTACTCGACATCTTCCGCTCCGCCTTCAAGGGCGGCGCGCCCGCCCGCGTGCCGCTTGCCCAGAGCATGATGGCCGGCTGGATCCCCGCCTGCGAGGGCGGCTTCGGCACGGAGCACTTTGACTATGCCCGCGCGGTCGAGGAGAGCTTCCTCGCCAATCCCATCGCCCAGCGCTCGATCCGGATCGTCGCCGAGGGCGTCGGGCAGGCACCGCTGACCTGCACCGAGCCGCGTCTTGCCGCACTGGTGAATGCCACCAGCGCAGGCCAGTCACTGATCGAGACGCTCGCGGCGCACCTGCTGCTGCACGGCAATGGCTATGTCCAGATCATCAAGGATGCTGCCGGCGTGCCGATCGAGCTGTTCGCGTTGCGTCCCGAGCGGGTCAGCGTGGTGACCGGCCCCGATGGCTGGCCCTGCGCCTATGACTACACCGTGCAGGGCAACCGCACCCGCATTGCGGTGCTGGACGAGGATGGTTGGCCCGGCATCATCCCGATCCGGGCGATGAATCCGCTGGACGACCATCGCGGGGCCAGTGCGCTGGAGGCCGCGCATCAGGCGGTGACGATCCACAATGCCGCAGCCCGCTGGAACCGCGCATTGCTGCAAAATTCGGCCCGCCCATCGGGAGCGCTGGTCTACGAGACAGGCGATGGCATGACCCTCAGTCACGAGCAGTTCGAAAGGCTCAAGCGCGAGCTCGAGATCGCCTTTTCGGGTGCCGGTCATGCCGGTCGGCCGATGTTGCTGGATGGCGGGCTCAAGTGGCAGAGCATGGCCCTATCCCCCGCCGACATGGATTTTGCGACGCTCAAGAGCGCGGCGGCTCGTGACATCGCACTTGCCTTCGGGGTGCCGCCGATGCTGCTCGGGCTGCCGGGAGACAACACCTATTCGAACTATCGCGAGGCCAACCGCGCGCTGTGGCGGCTGACGCTGCTGCCCCTCGCCGAAAAGCTTTTCGCCGCGCTGCGCGAGGGCCTTTCTCCGTGGTTTCCAGACGCCGAACTCGGGATCGATCTCGATCGTGTGCCGGCGCTCTCGGAGGACCGCGAGCGGCTTTGGTCGCAAGTGTCCCAAGCCGATTTCCTGACCCGCGCCGAGAAGCGCCAGATGCTGGGCCTAAGCCCGGAGGAGAATAGCCAATGAGCCGCGAAGACATCCTCGCCGCCCTGATGGCCCAGGCCCGCACGCAAGGGGCCGAACTCCTCACCCTGCGGGCCATTGTCGAGGAGGCAAGCGTGCTCGCCGGCGACCGCGTGCTCGAACGGCTTGGCCTCGGCGATGCCGGGGCCGAGAGCGATCTGATGGAACTGCGCGAACTGCTGCGCGCCTGGCGCGACGCCAAGACCAGCGCGTGGAAAGCGCTCGTCGACTGGGTCATCCGCGGCGCGCTCGCGCTCTTGCTGATCGGGATCGCGGTGCGGCTCGGCGCATGGGACCTGCTGTGAGCGCCCCGCTGCGATTTGCCGGCTATGCCGCGCTGTTCGACGTTGCCGATGCCGGGCGCGATACGATCCGGCGCGGGGCCTTTGCCCGCACGCTGGCCGAGCGCACCGTACCGCTCCCGCTCTACTGGCAACACCGGCCCGATCAGCCAATCGGCATCATCGAGCAAGTGGCCGAGGACGCGCGCGGCCTGCGGGTGGTGGCCCGGATCGACCGGTCCGACAGCCGCGCCGCACGCCTTTTGGCGAAAGGCCAGGTCAACGGTCTCAGCTTCGGCTTCCGCGCGCGCTCGGCCCGTCGGAATCCGGCCGGCCGCGAACTGCTGGACATCGATCTGTTCGAAGTCAGCCTTGTCACCCACCCGCTGCAATATGGTGCCCGCGTTCACCTGGTCGGCTGAGCCGCACGGACGCCCGCCGCACCCACCCCTTCCCACCGGCCGCCATCGGGGCGGCCTTCTTCCCCGCGCAACCGAAAGGCCCTTGCCCCATGGAGAAAATCCCCAACCCCACCACTCTCACCGCAACCGTCACCGATCCGTTCGAGGCCAGCTTCGATATCGTCGCCCGACAGGATCGCGCCGAGGCAGATATCGCCGCGCTGCGCCACGATGTGGACGAGGTGAAGTCGCGCCTCGACAAGGTTGCCCGCGCGGCGTCGCGTCCGGTGATCAGCGGCGGCCCGGCGAGCTACAACAACGAAGTCAAAGGCTTCGTCGATGGCTATCTGCGCCGTGGTCGCGAGACCGAAATCAAGTCGATCAGCGGCGCGAACCCCGCTGACGGCGGTTTCGCGGTACCGCGCCAGATCGACGCGCTGATCGCCAGCCAGCTGCGCGACATCAGCCCGATCCGGGCCATTGCCCAGATCGTCCAGACCGGCACGGCGGGCTACCGCAAGTTGGTCGCGACCGGCGGCACCGCCTCGGGCTGGGTCAGCGAGGTCGCGCCGCGCCCGGAAACGGCGACCCCCCAGTTCGCCGAGATCGCTCCGCCCTCGGGCGATCTCTACGCCAATCCGGCGGCGAGCCAGGCCATGCTCGATGATGCCGCCTTCGACATCGAATCCTGGCTGGTCAGCGAGATTGCGCTCGAATTCGCCCGCGCCGAGGGCGCTGCCTTCGTCACGGGCACCGGAATCAACCAGCCCGAAGGCTTCCTTACGGCGGCCAAGAGCACGGCCGAGGACGGGGTGCGTGCTTTCGGCACCTTGCAATATATCGGCTCGGGCAGTGCCACCGGGCTCGGTTCCGCGCTCGATGCCAAGCTTATCGACCTGATCCATGCGCTGAAATCGGGCCACCGGCAGGGCGCGTGCTTCGTGATGAACTCGGCCACGCTCGCCAATGTCCGCAAACTCAAGACCGCCGATGGCGCGTTCCTGTGGCAGCCGGGTCTGGTCGAGGGTCAGCCTGACCGCCTGCTCGGCTATCCGGTGATCGAGGCCGAGGACATGCCCGATGTCGCGGGCGGCGCCTTCCCGATCGCGTTCGGCAACTTCCGCCACGGCTATCTCATCGCCGAACACAGCGCCACGCGGGTGCTGCGCGATCCCTTCACCAACAAGCCTTTCGTCCATTTCTACGCGACGAAGCGAATCGGCGGGAAGGTGCTCGATTCGAACGCCATCAAGCTGTTGAAGATCGAAGCCTAGGCCTAACGCCAGGCTTCGCTGCAGCGGCACGGCCCGGGGCCCAGGCGCTCCCGCGCCGGCAGCTCGCGCCCGCATCGCTCCAGGCCATCCCCGCCTGACCCGGCGATGCGGGCGCACTTCGTCTTGATCAGAATGTGGGAGAACCCGCGATGCAGCGTATAATCGTGCAGCCGCCGGTGATTGGCGGTGCCGCGCTGGCGGAACTGAAGCACTGGCTGGCCATCACCCGCCCGGACGAGGATGCCGCGCTTGCGCAGCTGCTCGAAACCAGCGTGACCATCTGCGAAGCCTTCACCGGCCAGTCGCCCCTGCACCAGACCATCGAGGAAATCGTGCCCGTCGCCAATGGCTGGCAGGAACTTGCCGCGCGACCGGTCCAGGCTCTGGTGGCAGCCGCAATCATCGCGCAGGACGGCGCCAGAACCCCGCTCGACGAACCAGACCTCGTGATCGAGCTCCGCGCCGCCGGGAGCGCCTGCATCCGCATTAGCAAGCCAATCACAGGCCGGGCCGTGGCGCTCCAGCTGAGGGTCGGGATCGCCGCCGAATGGGACGCGCTCCCGCCGCCTCTGGCGCAGGGCATCATCCGCCTTGCCGCTCATCACTACCGTGACCGCGACAGCAAGGCCAGCACGGTGCCCCCCGCCAGCGTTGCCGCCCTGTGGCGCCCCTGGCGCCAGGTGCGGCTCGGATGATCCGCGCCAGCGCCTCTTGGGCCGGGCTATTCCAGCGTCTGCAGCAGCGCACCCGGCGCCTTGCCGACCGACACATGCGCGCGATCCGCCGCCGCAGGCGCAGTGGCTGGGATTCGGCCGCGGCTTTGTGGCCTGACTTCGTTGACGACAACCCGAGGAGCTGAGCGCCATGGAAAACCAGCTGCGCACTGCCCTGATCGCATGGCTGCGTTCCGACCCTACCCTCGCGAGCATCAACAGGATAGCCGAAGAAGCGCCGCTGTCCGCCAGCCCGCCGTGGCTGGGCATCGCCGCGAGTGCCTCGATCGACTGGGGCACCAAGGACAGGGCGGGCCGCGAAACCCGGGTCGCGCTTGAACTCGAGACCCGGATCGACCTGCCGGGTGCCGACGCCGCTCTGCTCGGCGCGATTGAGCGGCGCGTGCTGGACATGCCGCCATTCCAGCCCGGCTTCGAAATCGCCTCGATCCGCTTTCTGCGCTCGCGCAGCGAGGCCCGCGACGACAACCGCCGGGCAGCGCTGCTCGAATTCCGCTTCCGCATCCTCGAACCTTCCACGGAGTAAGCCCATGCCCGCACAATCCGGTTCCGCCTTCCTGCTCAAGATCAGCGACGGCGCCTCGCCCCCCGCCTACCAGACCGTGGCAGGCCTGCGGACCACGCAGATGTCGATCAATGGCGACACCGTCGTGGTGACCCACAAGGGCTCGGGCGGCTGGCGCGATCTGCTCTCAGGGGCAGGCACCCGTTCGGTTTCGGTCAGCGCCTCGGGGATCTTTCTCGGCAGCAGCGCCGAAAGCGCCGTGCGTGCCCATGCGCTTGCCGGCACGCTCGACGACTACGAGCTGTCGTTCGAGGACGGCGAGAAGCTGCGTGGACGCTTCCTCGTCCAGCGGCTGGACTATGCCGGCGATTTCAACGGGGAACGCAGCTACACGCTCCAGCTCGAAAGCTCGGGGCCGGTGATCGCCGTATGAGCGCTGCTGCCAATCCCTTGCGCGGCGAATACGACTTGGTGATTGCCGGCCAGACGCACCTGCTTCGCCCGAGTTTCGAGAGCCTCGTGCTCGCCGAAGCCGAGCTCGGCTCGCTTTTCGCGCTGGTGGAGCGGGCCGCGCAGGGGGTGCTCACCCTCGCAGAGATCGCTGCGCTGCTGTGGCACTGCCTGCCTGCCGAGACCCGGCCCGAGCGGAGCATTGTCGGACAGGCGGTTGTCGCCATGGGGCTGGTCAATGCCACCCGCCCGGTACGCGCCATCCTCGCGCAGGTGCTTCAGGGCGAGACATGATGTCCTTTGCCGACGCGGCGCGGCGGGCCTGCGCGCTGTCAGCCAGGCTGCTCGGCTGGCGTCCTGCCGAATTCTGGGCCGCCACTCCGGCCGAGCTCGCCATGGCGCTGGCCGACCCTGCCCAAGCTGCCACCCCTGCCCCACCCGACCGCGACATGATTGAACGGATGATGGAGAGCGATCCCGATGGATGACAATTTCGACGCACTGGTGATCGACGTGCGCGCCAGTACTGACAGCTTCGCCGCCGACCTCCAGAACATGCGCCGCTCGCTCGATACCTCGCTGCTCGACGGCTTCGGACGGGCGGGAGCCGTGCTTGAAAGCGGTCTGCTGTCGGCCTTGCGTCGCGGCAGTATCGGTTTCGACGATCTCAAGCGGATAGCCTTCCGTGCGCTTGACGAGATCGCATCCCACGCCCTGCAATCCGGCCTTGCCAATCTGTTTGGCGGCGCGGGCCTGGGCGGTCTCGGCGGGCTGATCGGCCAGTCACTCGGCGCACTTTTCGGTCTGCCGGGCCGCGCGACCGGCGGCTTGGTCTCACCCGGACGCGCCTATCTGGTGGGCGAGAACGGCCCGGAAGTTTTCCTGCCGACAGCCTCGGGCCGGATCGAACGCGGCGATGCGATTGGCAGCGGCCGGGGGCGCGATGTCAATGTTGCGATCCAGCTTGCGGTACCGCGCGGCACGGCTGCGCCCACCGCGATGCGTCGCTCCGCGCGCCAGATCGCCAGCGCGGTTCGCCGCACCCTCCAGCAAGTCTGACAGAGCAAAACCCATGGCATTCTGGCTCGCCCGCGACCGTCGCACGCAGGAAAGCAGCTTCATCCAGCGATTCGATCCGCGCTTTTGGACCGTCAATTTTCCACGCCCGGCGATGGCCTCGGTGGTGACGCTCGGTCCGGATGCGCTGCGGGTGGAAGTCGAACTCCACCATGCCGGAGAGCTGGTCGGATTGATCTGGGACAGCGCGGACACGCTCGATCATCCGCTGCTCGCCTACCAGACCGACCGGGACTACTCGCACACGACGCTGAGCTTCCGCTGGCAATCGGACGGCGTGATCCCGCTCGATCAGCCCAATGGACCGACTCTGACGATCGAAGGACGCGACGCCGCTGGCACTCAGCGCACTTGGTATGTGCGATTGTGGAACTATGCCGAGGGCACCCCGAACGATGCGCAGGTGACGCTGCGCTTCTCGGAACTCGAAAGCGGCTATCACCTGCCCGGCGAACCCGTGCACCCGGACGATATCGACCGCATGTTCATTTCGCTGGTGGCGCCTGGCTATGTCGCGGGCAGCACCGCGCCGTTGCCGGGGCGCTGCAACGGATCTGTGACGATGTCGAGGATCACCACCACTGGTGGACGCGGGATGCTCGAAATCGGCGATGTCCTGCTGCCACCCCATGGCGAGCGGATGGCCACGGCCTATGACGATTCCTACAACCAGACCCCGGCACGGCTGATCCGGTCCATCACCGGCCTCGGCTATCGTGACGATCTGGTCCACTATGTCGGCATGAGCCACTTCATGCGGCTCGAACGGCAGGGCGAAACCGGACTGCTTGTGACCGCATCCGGCACGCTGTGCGAACCCGCGCGCGCATGGCACCGCAACTTCTTCGACTTGGCGCAGGCCGCCGATCTGGAGGTGATCGTCTCGCTCTCCTACGAGCTGTTCGATGCCTACTGCCCAGAGGAATGGAAGCAGCGAACCGCGAGCGGCGCTCCGGCGCTCACCGGATGGGTGCCGCCATCGTCGCTTCTGTCGCCCGCCAACAGTGCCGCGATGGGCTGGCTGATCGATTGCGCCGAAGCCTTTGTCGCTCTCGTCGCCGAAGCCGGACTTCCGGTGCGGTTCCAGATCGGCGAGCCATGGTGGTGGGTGACGGCCGCCGGTGAGATCTGCTTGTACGACCATGCCGCGCGCACCGCCTTTGGCGGGCTGCCGCCGGTGATAGCCGACCTGCGCGCGCCGCTCGACCCAGCCGCAATAGCACTTCTCGACGCCGCCGGAGCACTGCTCGCGCAATCGACCGCCAATCTCACCGCCGCGATCAGAGCCGCAGCGCCAAACGGCGCCGAGGTGCTGCTGCTGGCCTTCACGCCAACCATTCTCGATCCCGCGATGCCCGAGCTTTATCGCGCCAACCTGCCCACAGGCTGGGCCGCCCCGGCGTTCGACCGCTTGCAGCTGGAAGATTACGACTGGCTGACCAGCGGTGCCGATGCTGCGCGGCGCAAGGCCTATGCCTTGATTTCTGCCCGCCTTGGCTACGCGCCTGCCGCTCAGGACTATTTGGCAGGTTTCGTGCTCGATCCGGGCGATGCTGAGCCCTTCTGGACCCGGATCGACCGCGGGCTTGACGAGGCCGCCGATCGCGGCATCGCCCGCCGATATGTCTGGGCGCTGCCGCAGGTCAACCGCGACGGATACACCCGCCTCCCCCCGTCCCCGGAGCAAGCCATGGATGCCTTCGATGATGTCCTTTATCCTCTTGCGTTGGGGCGCAACACCGCCGTAGCGCCCGAATTTTCGACCTCGATTGCGGTCACCGCATCGGGCCATGAGCGGCGCAATGCGCTATGGTCCGACGCGCGCTTGCATTTCGATGTCGGGCCGGGAATCCGCTCGGAAGCGGAACTGTCGGAACTGCTCGCCTTCTTCCGCGCCCGGCGCGGGCCGGCGCGGGGCTTCCGGATCATGGATCCGTTCGATCACAGCTCCAACGGCATGACCGGAACGCCGACTATGTCCGACCAGCTGATCGGCATTGGCGACGGGCTTGCCTCAGATTTCCAGCTGACCAAATCTTATGGCTCCGGGCCGGAACCGCAGATCCGGCCAATAACCCGTCCGCGCCCCGAGACCCTGCTGGTGAGCATCGATGATGTAGCGACATCGGCCTGGACCCTGCGCGCCGGCGGTGTGCTCAGCTTTTTCTCGCCACCCCCTGCTGGAGCCAAGATCAGAGCCGGATTCCTTTTCGATGTGCCCGTGCGTTTTGCCGAGGACCGGATCGATATCTCGGCGGTCAACTTTCGCGCGGGCGAGGCACCTTCGATCCCGCTGATCGAACTGCGCGAGGTGACATGATGCGCGTCTTCTTCGATCGCGAACTCGATACGGTGGCGACCTTCTGGCGGATCTATCGCCGCGACGGGGTGATGCTGGCCTTCACCAGCCACGACCGTGATCTCGCCTTCGGCGGGATCACTCACCGCGCGGCGCCGGGCATGGTGCCGGCTGCGATCCGTCTCAGCGCCGATATCGCCCATGACAGCGCCGAGGCCGAGGGCGCAATCAGCCATGCCTCGATCCGCGAGACCGACCTCGCCGCAGGCCTGTTCGACGCGGCGGCCATCGAGATCGGTGCGGTCGACTGGCAGACCTGCGAGCATCATGTGCTCTACACCGGCGAGATCGGCCGGATCGAGGACGACCAGTCGCAGTTCTCGGCTGAGCTGCGGTCGAGCAAACAGTTGCTCGAACAGGATCTTGTGCCGCGCACCAGCCCGACCTGCCGGGCCGAGTTCTGCGGCCCCGGCTGCGGGCTGTCGGCCACGCGGTTCACGATGATCCATGCGCTGGCCGGGATCGATTGGGATCGCAACCGGGTAAGGTTCGAAGGCGTAAGCCCGGCCAGCTGCGTGGACGGGCGTTTGCGCTTCCTGGCCGGACCTCAGACCGGCATCCGCTTCGACATCATCGATGCCGATGGAGACTGGCTGCTGCTTGACCGGCCGCTCGCCCGAGGCACCGCACCGGGCACCAGAGCGGAGCTGACCGAAGGGTGCGATCACACGATCGCGACTTGCGCAGCCCGTTTCGACAATGCCATCAACTTCCGCGGTGAACCCTTCCTGCCCGGCAATGACCTGCTGTCGCGCTATGGCCAGCCGTGATCACCGACCGCTAACACTCGGGCAAGCGGCAGGGCGACTGGTCGGATGCCGGTTTCGGCTGCACGGCCTTGATCCTGCGACCGGCATCGATTGCGTCGGCCTCGTCCATGCCAGCCTGGCCGCCATCGGTCGGCACCCCATCCCGCCGCGTGGTTACGGATTGCGCAATATCGCGATCGATCCATGGCTTGTATTTGCCGCAAGTTCGGGCCTCGCACCCGCCGCTGGAGAGCCGGGCAATGACGAGGTGCTGCTCGCCAGCCTCGGCTATGGCCAGCACCATCTGATGATCACGACGGGGCAGGACGAGATTGTCCACGCCCACGCAGGACTGGGCCGAGTGGTGCGGCTGCCCCGCGACCGGGCCATGTCCATCCTTTTCCGCTGGCACGTGCCACCAACCACCGAAGGCTAAGCTGATGGCGACACTGCTTCTTACCGCGCTGGGCACTGCTATCGGCGGACCGGTCGGCGGGGCGATCGGCACGTTGATCGGACAGCAGGCTGATGCCGCGATTTTCGGCGGCGGCAATCGGCAGGGCCCGCGCCTGCGCGAACTGAACGTCAGCAGCTCGAGCTATGGCCAGCCGATCCCGCGCCATTTCGGGCGGATGCGGGTGCCGGGAATCGTGATCTGGTCGACCGATCTGATCGAGAGCAAGCGCAAGCAAAAGGGCCGCAAGGGGCAACCTTCAATCACGGTTTATTCCTATTCGGCATCTTTTGCGGTCGCCCTGTCGAGCACCCCGGTCGCGCGGCTCGGGCGGATCTGGGCCGATGGCCATCTGCTGCGCGGGGCACAGGAGGATCTGAAGGTCGGCGGCCGGCTGCGATTCTATCGCGGTTTCGGCGATGATCCGGTCGATCCGCTGATTGCCGGGGACAAGGGCGCAAGCGCGCCCGCTTTCCGCGACTGCGCCTATGTCGTCTTTGAAGATCTCGAACTGGGCGATTTCGGCAACCGGATTCCGGCGTTGAGTTTCGAAATCTTCGCGCATGGCGGCGACACAAGCGTGTCGCTAAACCACATGGTTCCGGCTGCCGTCCAGACCGCGGATACAACCATCGCCCATATCCGGGGCTTTGCTGACGAAGGCGGCGAGCTGGCATCGACTCTCGCGGCGATCGACGAGGTGATTCCGCTCGTCTGCACCTCCGGCAGAGACGGTCTGCGCGTTGCGCCTCGCAGGCTCGGCACCGATGCCCCGGTCACGTTGCCGGCACAGCTGTCCCTGCGGGACCGGGCGCAGGAGGAGGGCCGGCACAGGCAGCGCACCGGCCTGCCTGCACGCGAACCTGCGGCGCTGCGCTACTATGATGAAGAGCGCGACTATCAGCCGGGGGTGCAGCGCGCGCTCGGCTCGCGGCGGCCCGGGCGCGAGCTGATGCTGGAGCTGCCCGCAACGGCGTTCGCGCGCGACGCGCGCCAGCTCGCCAATGAGCGCGCCAACCGTGCACGCTGGCAGAGCGAAACCATGACCTGGCGCATTGGCGAACTCGATCCACGCCTGCAGCCCGGCGACATGGTGCGCGTGCCCGATACGCCTGGTACGTGGTTCGTCCGCAGCTGGGAATGGCTGGACCGCGGTGTTGAGCTGGTGCTCGAACGCGTGCCGCCGGGTCTGATGGCGATGCCAGCAGGCGATCCGGGCACTGTCAATCCGCCACCCGATCAGGCCCTGCCGCAGACCAGCCTCGCGGCCTTCGAGGTCCCTGCTGATGCCGCAACCGGATCATCGACCCCGCTGATCTTTGCCGCGGCTTCGGCTGCAAACAACGCGTGGCGGGGTGCGGCGCTCTATCGCGTGCAAGGCAACACGCTGATCGCACTCGGCAGTTCGGGCACCGTGCGAGCGGTGATGGGCACACTCGCCGAACCGCTCGGCCCATCGCCCGGCGTCATGTTCGAGCCCGAAGCTAGCCTGACGCTCGATCTGGTTGCGGCAGACCTGTCCTTTAACGATACCGATCTCGAGGGGCTGGCCATGGGTGCCAATCGCCTGTTGGTCGGCGGTGAAGCGGTGCAGTTCGCGCGCGCGACGCCTCTGGGTGAACGCCGCTGGCGCTTGCGCGGGCTGCTCCGTGGACGGGCAGGCACGGAAGCGGAAGCAACGTTGGGGCATGGTGCGCAGACAAGCGTGATCCTGTTGGATGAAAGACTTATCCCGCTCGATCCCACCGATGTGCCCCCGATCGCCTCGACCCGGATTGCCGCCATCGGCACTGCTGATGCGGAAGCGGTGATCGCTCCGCTGGCCAATGCCGGACTGTCTCGCAGACCCCCAACGCCGGTCCATCCGCGACTGCTGATCGAATCCTCCGGCGCCTGGGAATTGCGCTGGACGCGGCGAGCACGCGGCCACTGGCGCTGGGAAGACGGCGTCGAAGTGCCGCTGGTCGAGGAACAGGAAAGCAATCTGGTCGGCTACGGGCCGACCGCTGCACCCCACACGGCGTGGTCGCTCGGCGAAGCCCGGTTGCGCCTGTCGCAGGAGGAGCGGGCCGGGTTGATCTCAGCCTACGGCCCCGCCGCTCTCTGGGTGAAGCAGGTTGGCACCTTCGCGCATTCGCCTGCCCTGTTTCTCGCCATGATCAGCTCAGTCTAA